AGCCGCAGCGGTGCGCTGGCCTATCTGGTGAAACCACAGGACATCCAGCAACTGCTACCCGTGATCGAAGCGGCGCTGACCCGTGCCGGTGAACTGGCCGGTTTGCGCCAGCGCGAGCGCCAGTTGCAGTCCGCGCTGGACACCGAGCGCAGCGTCAATGTCGCCACCGGTATCGTCATGATGGAATTCAAACTCACCCGTCAGGCCGCCTTCACGCTGCTACGCGAAACGGCGCGACGCCAGCGCCGCAAAGTCACCGAGCTGAACAATGAAATGGGCCGGCTGACTGCGGCCCAAAAGATGGCGGCCGGAGCCAAGTTCGCAATCGGTGCCGGCGCCGCTGTGGCCGCAGGCGCCTACACCCTCAAAAGCCCCGCTCAGGCCGCATTGTCATACGACGAGCGCCTGGCGCACATGGCCAACACCGCCTATGCGGAGCGCGACACAGCAGGCCGCAAGCTGGGCATGAAAGAGCTGGAGGGCGCCATCAACGAAGCGGTCGGCAAAGGCGGTGGCGGCACGCGAGATCAAGCAGCAGAGACGCTGGACACCCTGATCGCATCCGGCGCCGTGAAAAAGAATGACGCCATCAAAATGCTGCCGCAGCTGATGCGCTTTGCCACCGCATCGGGGGCTGATGCGAACCTGCTGGCACAGATCGGCATACGCGGCATGCAGACCTTCAAGATCGACCCGAAGGACTTGCCCAATGTGCTGAACATGGCCATGGCCGCCGGCCAGGCCGGTGGCTTTGAATTGAAAGACATGGCCAAGTGGCTGCCCCAGCAAATGGCGGCCGCCACCATGTCGGGTATGTCCGGGCGCGCAGGCTTCGCCAAACTTGCTGCGCTGAACCAGGCATCGGCCATCACTGCCGGCACAAAGGACGAGGCAGGCAACAACGTGGTCAACCTGCTGGCCAAGATCAACAGCAGCGACACGGCCCAAGATGCCAAGAAACTGGGCATCAACTTGCCCAAGTACCTGCAAGAGCAGCGAAGCAAGGGCGTGGACTCTGTAGACGCCTTTGCCGCGCTGGTGGACAAGACGGTGTCCGGCCGGGCCGACTACCAAGCACTGCAAAAGCAGCTGAAGTCAGCGAAGACAGACGACGAAAAGCGCGCCACGCTGGAAAGCATGTCCATGGTCGCCCAGGGCGCAGGTATCGGGAAAGTGATTCAGGACCGACAGGCGCTGATGGCCCTGCTGGGCATGATGAACAACCGCGAGTACATGCAAGACGTGCTCAAGACCGTGCGTGAGAACGATGTGGCCAGCGGCGGTGCTGGTGATAAGAACTACGACCTGATATCGGACACCAGCGCTTTCAAGCTGCGCCAGGCTGAGCAGCAAAAAGACATCGGTCAGAAGGCCGCAATGGACGGCTTGACTCCAGCCATCGGTCGCGCAAGTGAAGCCTTTGCCGACCTGGCCAGCAAGTACCCTGTACTGGTGGGCACCACAACCCTGGCCACCACGGCCATTGGCGCAATGGCCGGTGCGGCGGGCCTGGCCACGCTTGCAATGGGCGGCAAGGCTGGCCCAGCTGGAAGTGCCGTGGGCAAAGCAGCCGCGTGGGCGGGAACCAGCCGGGCGGCACAACTGGCGCTCAAGGCAGGTAAAGCCGGCACTGTGGCGGGGCTGGCTGCTGGCGTAGGCGGCTATGCGCTGGAGAAGGTCGCCGGCGAGGACTCTGCACTTGCGCGCTACGGAAGTAGCGCAATGAGTGGCGCCGCGATGGGCGCGACCTTGGGCAGCGTGGTGCCGGGCCTTGGTACGGGCATCGGCGCAGCCGCAGGCGGGGCACTCGGCCTGGCCTGGGAAGGCATCAAAGATTTGCTCAAGCCCGCTGAACAACCGCCAGTGGGCGTCGACGCAAAGATGACCGTTGGGCTGGCTCCTGGGCTGGTGCTGCAGAACCAGATCATGGAAGCCACCGGGCCCGGAAAAATTGAGATGGTGACTGGCAATGTCTGGAATGGAGCGCCTTGATGCCCTGGCTTGACCGCATGTCGAAAGCCTCATTCCGAGGCTTTGAGTTTTTGACCGAAAGCCACAGCGCCGACTATGGCCGCCGCCTGGCTGTGCACGAGTTCCCCGGCGGAGAGGAGGAAGAATCCCAAGACCTGGGGGCCAAGTCACCAGGCTGGAAGCTGAACGCCTATTTCGTCGGCCCAGACTACGACCTGGAACGCAATGCACTGATGGCCAAGCTGGCCCAGCCAGGTGCGGACTGGCTGACCCACCCCTGGCTGGGCCTGCTGTGGGTGCGTGCCAACAAATGGACACTGAGCGAAAGCAACAAGGAAGGCGGCTACTGCTCCCTGGCCATAGAGTTCGTAGCCGGTGGAGGAACGCTGCAGCCCACCCAGGACATGGTGGACATGGCTATTTCCCGCACCCGCGAACTGCAGGACGTTGTGGTGGATGACTTCGACCTGGCAGAGATGCAGGCCGGAGGCATGGCTTCGTTCCTTGCCGGGGTGCACGCCAAGCTGGACGTGTTGCGCAACATCATGTCGCTAGCCACTTTGCCGCTGGCATGGGCGGGCCAAATTCAGGGACTGATTGCCGGTATCAAAGGCGACCTGGCAGAACTGATGGCTTTGCCTGGCGCCTATGCAAATGCACTGCGCGGCCTGGCCAACGCCCTGGGCGGCGGTGCCGACACGCACGGCATGGACGATACCGAGCGGCCGCGCGTCGTGGCCAGGCTGGCCACGGCCGCAGCAGCCTTGACCCCGGCCCCCGATGTGCCCGACGACGCTGTGCTGCACAACTTGCGCCAGGAAGAGGCCCTGCGCTCCTGGCTATTGGTGACGGCGGCCGCAGAGATCGCGCTGACCGACTACCGGGCCGAGCCCGACCGTGACGCTGTTCTGGAGTCCGTGGGCCAGGCAATCGAAGCGCTGCTGCCGGGCCTGCCTGACCCAGTTTTCCATGCGGCCGTGGCCACGCGTGCGGCACTGACCAATGCGCTTCTGGCGCAAGACCTCAAGCCCTCGATTGAGCGCGATGTGGTGTACCCGCTGCCGGCAGTGCTGCTGGCCCACCGGCTGGAGGTGGACGAAGACTTTTTTCTGGCGCGCAATGCCGTGCGCCATCCCTTGTTTGTGGGAGGCCAGGTCTATGGATGAAGCCATTGCAGAACTGCGCTTCGATGGCCACCGCCACGGTGGCTGGCAGAAAGTGGACATCCGCGAATCAGTGGATGACCTGTGCGCCACCATCAATCTGGCCCTGGCTGGCCAGGGGCCGGGCGATGCGCGCAATGCCACCATCAACACCGTGGCCGATGTTCTGATTGGCGGCATGCTGGCCACCACGGCGCGCATGGATTCGGTGCGCCGGTCGGTCACCCCTGACAGCCACACAATCCAGCTGGCCGCCCGTTCCCTGGGCCGTGAGCTGGTGGACTGCCAGTATTCCAAGTCCCTCTCGGGTTTGAAGCTGGGCGAGATCGTGCAGCGCATTTGCAGCACCTTCAAAGTGCCTGTAAAGATCGCCACGGCTACCACGGTGGTGCCCGAGTTCGCCATGCAGTGCGAGGTGCCCGCCAACGCCCTGATCAACGCTGTGCGCGCTGCCAACCTGCTGCTGCACCCGCTGCCTGACGGTGGCCTGATCCTGACCGAACCCAGTGCCGCGCCCCCGGTGATGACGCTGGAATATGGCAAGCACTTCAAGCGCTACGAGGTGATCGACGAATTCAAGCTGCGTTTCAGCGACTACGTGGTCAAGAGCTTCGACTACGCCAGCGACCAGGCGCTGAAGGGCGGCGCCAAAGATCCTGGCATCACCTATTTCCGGCCTATGCACATCGTGGCCGACAAGGCCAGCCACGGCATGGGCGGGTGCGAGCGGCGCGCCTCACTGGAGCGCAACCGCCGCCTGGCCCGCGCCCACCGGATTGAGCTGGAGGTCCCAGGCTGGCGCTACCTTGACGCCAAGGGCCGCTGGCAGCTGTGGGCCATCAACACCCAGGTGCGGGTAGTCATTCCCCATGAGGGCATTGACGATGTGTTTTTGATCGGCGAGCGCGGCTTTGTGCAGGACAGCCGCGAAGGCAGCATCACCAACCTGCAGATCATGCACCGCAGTGCCTTCATTGGCGAAGCGCAGAAAAAGCGCAGCAAGCGCGCCGCAGGCAAGCAAGGGGGCAAGTGATGCTGGGGCAGATTTACCGCCGCATGCAACTGCTGGTGGCCCAGGGCACAGCCGCCATGGTGGGGCACGACAAGCTGCAGGCCAAGGTGCTGGATGGGGAGGTGCTGGGAAACATAAAGCGAGTGGAGCCCTATGGGTTCGCGCACCGGCCGCATGCAGGCGCCCAGGCCTACCTGGTGTTCCCCAACGGCGACCGCTCGCTGGGCATTGCCATGATCGTTGGTGACCGCCAGTACAGCCTGCAGCTGCAGGCTGGCGAAGTGGCTCTGCACGACGACCAAGGCCAGAAAGTCCACCTGACCCGAAACGGGATCGTAGTGGACGGCGCGGGTAAGCCCATCACCCTGACGAATGCCCCGGAAGTGTTCGCAGACGTGCCACTGCTCAAGTGCGCGGGCGACATCATCGACAACGCCGGAAGCGGCGGGGTGTCTATGGCCGAAATGCGCACCGCGTACAACGACCATGGCCACCCTGAAAATGGCCAGGGCAACACCACCGACAAGCCCAACAAAGCCATGGAGTGAACATGCTGCAGCTGATACAGACAGACTGGGGCCAGTTCGACCTGGCCATCGATGACCAGGCCGACGCCGATGCTGCGGCCGCTACCTTGGTGTATGCCGCGCTCTTCACTGACGCAGAAGCCCCCGAATCACGCGCTGCCCGCTATGACCGTCGCGGCTGGTATGCAGACCCCACGGCTGGCAGCGGGCTGTGGCACGTGCGCCGCCAGGCGCTCAACGACAATGCGCGCCGCGAGGCCTTGGCCATGGTGCGCACCGCGCTGACCAAACGCGCCCCTGGCCTGGTCGACGTCGACGTGCAGGAGGCGCCGGCAGACGCCCCGGCGGGAAACATTTCCCGCGTTTCTCTTGCAGTTTCGGGATTCCACAATGGACGAAAGTTCATTGTGCGAATCCCTTTGTGACCTACGCCCGTCCCTCATATACCGAGCTAAAAGACCGCATTGCTGCCGACCTGGCAGCAATGCCGGCAGCGCTGAGCGGGCCGTTGGCAACCATGTGGGCACAGGCCTGCCATGGACAGCACGGCCACCTGGAATGGATTGCCAAGCAATGCTCCCCGCTGACTTGTGAGCTGGAGCGCTTGCACGACTGGGCATCCCTTTACAGCGTCCCCCGCCTGCTGGCCACGCAGGCCTCCGGCAGTGCGCTGGCCACGGGCAATGCGGGCGGCAAGTTGCTGGCCGAGCACCCCTTGCGCGCCAGCAACGGCTTGGACTACACCGTGACCAGCGCCGTGGAGCTGGGTGCAGGCCCTACGGCCGTGCCGGTTCGCTGCACCACTTCTGGCAGCGCTGGCAACCTGCCAGCTGGCCAGGTGCTGACCCTGGTGGATCCGGCCCTGTACGTGAACAGCACGCTGACCGTGGACGCTGCCGGCATTGGCGGTGGCGCTGAAGACGAAGACCTTGAAGCCTGGCGCCTGCGCGTGGCCGAGGAATGGCAGACCGTGACTTCGCGCGGTGCCCGCAGCGGCAAGCCCGAGGATTACATTGCCTGGGCCAAACGCGCCCACCCCAGCGTGACCGGTGCCCTGGTCCAGCCCCATGTGCTAGGCATGGGCAGCCTGATCGTGCGCCCCATCTGCGACGGCCTGACCGGCCGCGCGCCGACCCCCGCCGTGCTGGCCGACGTGGAAGCGTTTCTGCTCAGCATTGCCCCGGCCACGGCCGACTGGCGCTTGACGTACCCGCTGCAGCGCCAGGTGCAGCCCGTGATCCACCTGCAGCCGGCCGTGGACAACCAGACCAACCGCACCGCCATCGAAGCGGCGCTGCAGGCCCTGGTGCTGTCCAAAGCCGGCAACAACGACCAGCTGCTGCGCGCCGAGATTGACGGAGCCATCGGCCGCGTGACCATCCAATATGTGCTGGTGGCCCCCACTGAGGCCATCCAGGCCGCGCCAGGGGAAATCCTGGTACTTGCAGGGGTGACCTGGCAATGAAGCTGCCCCACTACGACGCCTGCCGATACGCGGCCGCCCTGCAAGCGCTGCTGCCGCCTGGCCAGGCCTGGCAATGGCCTGCAGGCGGCCTGGGCGACGCCATGCTGCAAGGAACAGCCCAGGAGCTGGCCCGCGTGGGCGCCCTTGGCCAGCAAGTGCTGGATGCGGCCATTGAAGCCCACCGCCCCAAGGCCGGCAGCTGGCACATCGACGAATACCGCCGCGTGGCCACCCAGGCCTTGGGCGACCTGCAGGAGCCCGCCCGCCACGCCTTTACCGTCGGCAGCAAGGCTGGCCAGCGCCTGTGGAGCCAGGCCGGCGCCGCGCTGACCTTCCCGATAGCCATGGTGCAGGTTTCCCACCTGGTCGGCCCCATGCGTGTGGGTAGCCAGGTCGGCAAGCGGCTGTGGGGGCCGCGCGGCCGCTATGTGCTGCTGGTGCGCTACTACCGCACCGTGGTGAACCCCGCTGAACTGTGGGCCGCTTTGGACGCATTCAAGCAGGCACACGTCTATTTATGGTTTGAAGATATTTCAGGAGTAGGAGGCAGTTATGCACCTCATTGACGCAGCAGGGCACGTGGATAACCAGTTCGTTCACGAAGACCCAGCCACCAACCGCCCGCCGACGGAGATCGACGCGGCCTGGCTCAACGCAGTGCAAAACGAGCTGGCCAACGCCATTCGGGGCTTTGAGGTGGACCTGGAAAAAGGATCCCAGGACCAGCTTTTCCAAGCTATCAGCAAGGCTGTAGCCGGCGCGGGCGGCTTGCCCCGCTTCACGGCCTACATCTGGGGCGGACGTGGCCAGGCTATGCCCGAAGGCGATACCCAATCCAGTGGCCAGCAGTTGTTGGATCTGATGTATCCCTCTCTGCGCCAGGACGTGGTGGCCACGCAGTTCTATTGCTCAGAAGCCGAGTGGCAAGCCGACCCCTACAAGCGCGTGACGCACTGGAGCCTGGGCGACGGGGCAAGCTGGATGCGCCCACCAGACAAGAACTGTGTGCAGCCGGGAAGCGTGGAAGGTGGGTTTTATGGTTCTGGCGTTGGCTCAAGTAGCCCGTTGCTTGGGACTGCCGTTCTAGATCAAATGCAGTCTTTTAAGGGGAAGCTCTCATTTCGGCCATCGGGCACGGACAACGCCTCGCTAAGCGGCGGTAACTTCTATACGGTATCTCTTGGGGCTGGTTATGAAACCGATGTGGCAATCGTCGAAGCGGACGGTAATGGCGCCCCCCGGCTAGGCAAATTTACACGCCCGCGCACTTGGTACGGAATCTGGATGATCCGCATGTACGGCCGCGTGCTGAACCCTGGCGCGCTGAATGCAGCAGCGCTCAATGCTCGCCTGGACTTGATCGATGCCCGCGTGGCCACACTGGAGGGGCGCCACAAGGCCCTGGGTGATGGCCAAACTCGAACGAGCACCACATACGTAGCGGGCACTGCATACACGAACCTGCGCGGTCGCAGTATCTCGGTGGAAGCCACCGCCAACGTGACTACGGCGAATGGCGCTCTGCAATTGCAGCTACTGCGTTCTGGAAGCTGGGTGCTTGCGGACATCGGGCAATACGCCACCGTGGGTGCAAACGTCACTGCCGGCGGGGTGATCTTGCCTGGTGAAGAGTTCCGGTTTGTGACCACCGGGGTGACTATTGCCGCCGGTTTGGAGATCAGTTAAATGCAAATGCACTACTTCAAAGACAAAAGTGGCGATCCTTGGGCATATCCCGAAGGTACGCCCGAGACATCAATGCGTCCGGACCTGGTGCCTATGACTGCAAAGGAAGTTGACGCACATCTCAACCCCAAGCAGCCAGCAATCACTGCCCAAGGATTGAAGGAAATCGTCACCCGCTACCGCTGGGAAGTCGAAACAGGCGGCATCACCCTGCCCGGCGGCATTAAGGTGGCCACGGCACTAGATGACCAGAACCGCATCACCACCGTCGTGGCCAATGCGCGCCTGGCCGGGCTGGAGACAGTCGAGTTCAAGGCAGAGTCAGGCTGGGCGACACTCTCGCTGGAGGAGGTCGAAGGGGCTGCTGCAGCAATTGCCAAGCATGTGCAGGCCTGCTTTGCAGCTGAGCGCCGGCATCACCAAGCAATCGACGTTATTGCCCTGATTGCAGACCCAGCAGAACGCCAGGCCGCACTGGATGCATACAACGAGGCCGAGGGCTGGCCAGCGTAAAAAAAGACGGGCGACTTGGACAGGTGCGGGAACACCTGGCCAAGCCCCAACACGCAGAACACGCCTGCATGCCGGCAAGGCCCGCCTACTCTCGCGAGAGCGCGCCGAGCCTACCAGAGAAAAAGGCGTGCAAATGGAAGAAGTCCGGTGCGGCAACTGCGGCCGCAAATTGTGCGAAGCGGAATACACCCGCCTCGCGATCAAATGCCCCCGATGCGGTGGGCTCAACAACTTGAGCGCCCCGAGCGCCTTTTCAGAGAAAGGGAAGGCTCGTGGCCACAACACAGAAGCAAGCCCCCAAACGGCCGGGGGAAAACGGCTTCAAATACAAGCCCCAACACGGCCTGGTGCTGGTCTGCAAGGACGAGGCTGACCAACAGCGCCAGTTTGCAAAGCTCTGCAAGCTGGGCTATTCGCCCAAGGTGGTGTGCGTATGAAGGTCGACGTACACAACCGCTGCAGCGACTTCAACAGCTACCGCGCAGCGCGGGTGAAATCGTTGTTCAACGTGGATTCCGGCGCCGACTTCCGGCTGCAGGCCGACTTGGACCTAGAAAGCGCCCCATGGCAGATCGGCGTGGTCGTTGGCCCCAGCGGCTCCGGCAAATCCAGCATCGGCCGCCAGCTGTGGGGCGGCGGCGCCATGTATGCACCGTCCTGGCCAGCAGACCGCCCCATCATCGACGCCATCGACGATCAAGGCAGTTTTGACGCTGCAACGGCCGCGCTCTCCAGTGTGGGCCTGGGCAGCGTGCCGACCTGGCTGCGCCCCTACCATGTACTGTCCAACGGGGAACAATTCCGCGCGAACCTGGCCAGGTTGATTGCCGAGGCCCCTGGCCAGGCCGTGGTGGACGAGTTCTCCAGTGTGGTCGACCGCCAGATCGCACGCATTGGAGCTGGGGCATTCGCAAAGGCGTGGCGTCGCACTGGTGGCCAGGCCGTGCTGCTGAGCTGCCACTACGACATCTTGGACTGGTTACAGCCTGACTGGGTATTTGACACTGCCACAGGCCAGTTTTCCCGGGGGTGGCTTCGGCAGCGACCGCGCATTGACGTCGACCTGTGGCAATGCGGCTGGGAGCATTGGGGCGCATTTGAGCCGCATCACTATCTGAAGCTGCCCCATATGATCGCCGCGACCAACTACGTGGCCACGGTCGACGGCCAACTGGTAGCCCACCTGGCGGTCAGCACGCGCAGCCGCACAGAATCCAGGGCCTGCCGCTTGGTCGTCATGCCCGAGTGGCAAGGCGCCGGCGTAGGCCTGCGCTTTCTGGACGCCGTCTGTGAGCGGTGGCGCCTTGGCCAAAACCGCTACGGCCGCCCCATGCTGACGCTTTTTCACACAAGCCACCCCGGCCTGGCCAGCGCACTGCGCCGTTCCAACCGCTGGACGCAGGTATCTGCCAAGCTGCACGGCGACGATAAGGTTCGCTGTAGACAAAGCATCGCGCGCACTCATGCCCGCAATGGCACAAAAGACATGGGCTCGGGCTACGGCGGCCATTTCCGTGCGGTGCAGGGCTTCCGTTACCTGGGAGACGCACCATGCGCGTCATGATCGTCGGCCAAAAGTGGCTGGGCGCCGAAGCCCTGAACCTGTGCCTGCAGCGCGGGTATGACGTGGCGGCCGTCAGCGCGCCCCGGCTGGACGACCGCCTGGCGGCCCTGGCCACGGCCAAAGGCATTCCTGTCTGCCAAGTGCCGGGCCGCCTCGGCGCCGACTGGGTGCCCGAAGGCGTCGACCTGCTGCTCTGCGCCCATGCCCACGTCTTCATCACCCGCCAGGCGCGGGAGAAGACCCGCCTGGGTGCCCTGGGCTACCACCCCAGCCTTTTACCCCGGCACCGGGGGCGTGACGCGATCCACTGGGCAATCCACATGGGCGACAAGATCACTGGGGGGACGGTCTATTGGATGGACGACGGAGCGGACACAGGCGCCATAGCTGCCCAGGACTGGTGCTGGATACGCCCCGGCGACACCCCCGAGCAGCTATGGCGCCGCGACCTGGCGCCCATGGGCGTCCGTTTGCTCGGACAGGTGCTGGGGGATATTGAGGGAGGCAAGGTGCTGAAGATGCCCCAAGACGCCGCCCTGGCAACCTGGGAACCTGCCGTGGCCACGGGCAAGAGCCTGGCCAGCAGCTGAGAGAGAAAGCGGCTATCCGAAAATCAAGCAAATTCGCTGGAAAATACCCGTCCGGCTTTCAAAGACGATTTATCCGGAATTCAAAGCCGCTTTACTGGTGTACCTGCCCAAAGTCTGGGAGTCGGACTACCACACCTCGTTTGACGGCCGCTGGATCCGCACCGGTGCCTATGGCGGCGGCACGCCGTGCCTGATCGACCGCAAGTCGCTGCGCAGCTGGAATCTCACCACCGCCGAAGTCTCGGCGCTGGATAGCGTGCACTGGCGCCTGCCGCGCTGGAGCGAGGTCAGCGCCAACCGGCAGCGCCAGATGGAGGACGGGCAGCAGGTGTTCACGGATGCGGCCTTCGATGAATGGCTGAAGGACAACGTGGAGGGCGCGGCACAGGCCCTGGTGGCGGTGCGCGATCTGTGGGTGCCTGCAGACCAGGTCCCGTCGGAAGACGGACAGCAGGCACCGGCCCTGACCCAGCCGGACGAAACGCCGGTGAAGCTGTCCATGCAGCGCCACTGGCCGGCATCGTTGCGCACCCAGCGCCGGCCGCTGGAGCCGGTGCTGCGTCCGCGCTGGAAGCTGCTGTTCGGTGAAACGCCCCAGCCCTGGGCGGTGGACGAGCACACCGAGCTGGTGTGGCGCGAGGACGGGCAGGCGTTCGCCTTCTACGGCACGTCGGCCGCGGAAAGTGAACAGATCCCGGACACGGCACTGATTGTCTGGAGTGCGCAGCATGGCTGGCTGCACTGGGATGCCCCGGCGCCAGCGGACCGCAAGTCCTGGCGCATCGGCATCTCCGTGGCGGGCGATGCCTCGGTGACCAAGTCCGTGGTGCCTGTGCTGCGCTGGGATGGCGACACCCTGCTGCAGCGCATGGAAGTCGACACCCCCGAACTGGAGCGTCTGCACGACGGCCAGCAGATCCACAGTGCCATGGACGGGGTCGACGGCTGTGTCACGCACAGCCGTGACGGCCGTGTGCGGCTGCAGAAGATTCCGCGCACCATGTTCCTGTGGCGCAGGCATCTGGCCAAGCCCGAGCTGTGGCAGGCTTACAGCGCCCCGGTGGCAGGCAAGCCGCTGTGCTGGACCCTGGTGAAGGAAGCGGCCGATGAAACCGGCGCCACCCCCGCCTACCAGCTGGAATGGGGCGAAAGCCGCCTGTCCGGTCTGTGGGAGCTGGAGCATGTGGTGGTCCAGGGCCGCTGGGCCGTGCTGCTGCAGCATGGTGCGTCGCCGCTGCGGGGCGAGAAAAATACCGTACAGATCTGGGATGGTGCCCAGCTGCAGACTTTGAGCCTGCCCTGGCCCGTGGCGCGGCTGCGCCCGGTGCCGTCGTCGAGCGGAAACACCGCACCACGGGTGCAACTGCTGGCCATTGCGGCCTGCGCGGCCAGCAATGGCTCGGACCCCAGCACCGGTCTGTGGCGCTGGCACCTGCAGCCGCCCACCGCCAACTTCCTGGGCCGTGCCGGCTGGGAGGCTTGCTATGCGGTGCGCGATGCCGCGCCGGACGCGCTGGGCCACTGGCATGTGCAGCCCGGCTGGCGTGAGGTGGAACAGATCCAGCACCCGTGTGCCGACGGCGACTATGTGTGGCGCCAGCAGAAGGCGGGTGAGGTGATGTGGTGGTTTGGCGGCCTGCACAAGGAAGCCAACAACCAATGGAGTCCCGATCTGCCCCGCGGTGAAGGTGTGGCGGTGACGCGCCATGGTGCCGTGCTGTGCGGCACCGGCCCCAGCGCCTGCCCGCACCCAGGCGGTGAAGGCTGGGTGGTGCTGGAGCTGGTGGCGCGCAGCGAGCACGAACCCCACCACTGGAAGCTGCACTGGTTGCAGCCGGCCATGCACGAAGTGCACACCCTGGCATTGCGTGCCTACCTGCCCATGCTGCAAAGCTGGGATGGTGTGGGCCTGCACTGGTACGAAGGCGAGCCCACGGTGGATGGGGCTGCCGCCGACACGGGTGCGGCGCCCAAGGCCAAGGGGCCGGAGCTGCAGACGGTGAGCTGGTCGCAGTGGATAGATGCCAAGGTCGAGGTGCTCTACGAAGGCCCTGAAGGCCTGTGGATGCGCAAGGAAGACATGCGTTACGCCGAGAACATCCTGGCGCGCGATGACTGGCCCTGGAAACGCATCAAGACGGCCGCTGCGGCCCAGATCTAG